AACATGTATGCGCTAAAGCATATTGATACCGTTGAGTTTCGTTTGTTCCGTGGAACAATGGATAGAGAAGAATTGACTTCTTGTTTCCGTTTCGTTGAAGACTTCCTTGATGCAGCACTTAATGATGGACCAAGCGTTGCTGAACTTATCTCCGAAAAGAATTATAAATTTCCACCAATGCAATGGGACTTGGCGCAGTTCATTGGTTGGGAGAAAACAAAACATCCAGAAGATCGTGGTGAAAAAGTTAGGACATTCGTTGAAGTTGCGTAATTGTTCAAGAGATGAGTTCGCTGCTGCGATCTCTACTAGCAAAGAAGATAACTTTGCCAAGACCTTCATTGCCAAAGCAGATATGCAAGAGCAATGGGAGTTTTGCATTGGCGCATTCGATAGCAATGAACTCACAGCTGCAATTATTACTACCATATCAAAGACCAAACCTCACGTAGCCAATCTACAACTCTTGCACACTTTTGCAAAGCATAGAGGTAAAGGTGCTGCTAGGATACTTTGTGAGGACTCTTTAAAACGTGCCAGAGCGTCTGGGGCTACTTACTTCAGAGTATCCTCAGAGAAGGATGCTGTGGGCTTCTACGAGCGTCTAGGATTCCGTTTCTGGGGTGCTCAAAAGAGTGGGTGCCAGTTATCTATCTTCCGTATAGGGGGAGATACCTTTGCAGAGGGTGACTACGACTACTCGGATACCGTGATCAATAAAGCCATCAACCGAAAGGGTAAGGGAGGTTGTACGACCCTCTACGACCTTGCTACGAGTCAAAATAAGGTGGATTTAGAGTCAAATTTCGCTTGACTTTTATTACGAAATATAGTATAATATATACTGGTAAACTTGATTCGGAACTTGTTATGGAACGCCACTACAAACTTGTTTGTGACTATGTTTTCTCAAACAAATCTTTGTCTGACTACTCTGCTTGCGAGCAGGACACTATCAAACTAGCAATCGATGTTCTTACTACTCATAACATGGGTGGTAAGTTTATGGAGAAGTTAATCCAACTCAAATATAAATTGATTGATGATGGTAAGATTCACGGCTGGGATGGAACTACTAAAGACAACCGACCAGTAGAAATTAAAACAGAAACCATCAATCCTTCCAAAAAACTTTTTTGTGAAGCGTCGTTCTCACCGAACACTAAAGATAAACCTACCTACAAAGAAATTTTCTTAAAAGAGTTGCCAGTTTTTATTACTGCTGGTGTTTGTGATGTAAGTGGTAAATGCATTTACTTAATGTTCACTGATACGAGTAAACTTACTAAGAATTGTAAATTGTTTGACATGCTTGGTCGAAATGCTCCACGTGTCAATTTTGGCCATTGGATCAATGAGAGAAATTCCATTGATATAAAATATAAGAACAAAGATCTGATTAAGAAACATCATGACTCTTTCAGAAAAGAATTGAGAAACGAACTGATCAATGGATTACAGACTTCCAGAAAATAACAGAGAAGCGTTCATTCGCTGGTACGCATGGTCATTAAAATATGATGACTGTGATCCAGCAGTATGGTGCACGAACTATCTCCATAAGCGTTACGAACATAACGATGAAGAACGCATTTGGTTTGCTTGGCTCTATGGTAATACCTATCAATTGCCAACTGCTTGGGTATTGAAGAACGAGTTTCCTGATTTTGAATTGGCCACTGTTGATCGTATGACTCAGTGGAATACTACAAACTATAAACGACTGCGCTATCAAACAGACACTAAGTGGAACAAAGGTCACCTCCCAGCCATGTTCGAATCCTATCAGAAGTTTATTGGGAATAAATCGCAACGTGAAGTAATGGAGAGTTATTATGGATACACTGAGGAAGAGAACTTTGATGCTTTGTGGAGAGTCCTTAAAGATTCTCTGCATAAGTTTGGTCGTTATTCCACTTGGTTTTACTTACAGCATCTTAAACACACTGCTGGAATTCTTGTTACTCCAACTTCTCTCATGCTGGATGATTATGATGGCTCTCGCTCTCATCGTAATGGACTTTTGTGCGCCCTCGGCAGACATAACGATATGGATAGAAAACTCACTGCTGGCGAGTATGCAAACCTTGAGTCAGAAGCGTATGAAATTCTATGTGAAACTGAAGCGAGGTTTCCTGAGTTAAGTAATCAGATAGATTTCTTTACAATGGAAACTTGTTTATGTTCATTTAAGAAAATCTTTAGAACGCATCATGGTCGTTATCTTGGTTACTATCTTGATCGTCAGGCTGAAGAGATTATTCAAGCTGAGAAAGATGGTTGGTATGGTATTGACTGGGATGTTTTATGGCAAGCAAGAAACGAAACGATTGATATTAGATTAGATGACAAACGTGGTATTAATAAAGAACGCTACAGTACTTTTGTTAATACTGGAATGATTGAAAACTTGGAATGGATGTTTGATGATGAACAACCTGTTTATATTGGACTGGAGAACTTTTTATGAACTTAGGTATTAAACCTACACCTCTTGTTATTTCTACTGACTCTACTCAAGGTATCCCAAATATGGGAATGGTTACTGTTTCTAATAACACTGGTGCTATTGGTCGTCTAACTAAGACTGATGATGAGATTGTTGAAGAGATTATTGATCGTTATGCTCTAAATGAATTTACTGTTGAGCATCGTGTTCAGGAACAAGAACTCCTTAAGTTAAAAGAAACCAATGTTGATTATGGTGACCACATTAAAGAGAATCTTGCCAAAGCATGCGCAAGAGATCTTATGAAGAAAATGACCTTCACTAAGAAACATGAACAAGATACCTTCGTCCACTCTTTCCGTGGGCGTGTATGGGTCTTCAATAAAGAAGAATTGAAACAACTAATTAAGGATATTAAAAATGGCGTTCAGTGAACAGTTGGGAGTTGTTGATAACATCAAGGTTGAGATTATCAAGAACACTTTAAAGACTAGAAAAATTGTAGCGGTAGGTGGTTCTCCTGGAACTGGTAAGACTACTCTATTCCGTAAGTATATGGAAGGTAAAACATGGCTCGGAGTTGAGCCAGCCAAGTTAGTATCTACCATGTATAATACGGAACGTGATCTTTACATTCTTGGGAAATACGAGGAAGGTGAAACTTTCGCTGGAACTGATCGTTTATCTATGGCTGTTCAGCCACCTCTACAAGAATGGATCGCCAGCCATAACTGCAATATCCTCTTTGAGGGAGATCGGGTTTTTAATCAGTCTTTCCTAGAGTTTTGTATGGGTCTACCCAATACCGAATTGGTAGTGGTTTTCCTAAGTGCCCCAAAAAATATCCTAGAACAGAGATATAAAGATCGTGGATCCGATCAATCAGAACAGTTTCTAAGAGGACGAGAAACTAAATATAGTAATCTATTATCCAACTTTGAGTTGATGCCCTATATTACTGAGTTTGCAAATACTAACTTAGAGGAGCAAGGGAAAGTTTTAACCTTTTTGGAAGGTCAGTTTAAATAAGGATAGAACTTTCTAGGGAACTATGTATTACCTAGAAACCGCAAATTACGACTGGATGGAGTTGCTTAACTTTTATTCAACTCCATTTAGAGCTAAATTCATCCCTGCCAAAGTGTGGAAAGATCTTGACAACTATCGAAACGACTCCGTCGGATTAGGTAATTATGTTAAGAAATGGAGAACTAAAATAGAATGGCGCAGAGAGCCATCAAAAGCCCAGAGATATAAAACAGGTGTAAGTATCGCTGGTGAATACGATATAGAGAAGCGTCAAATTGTTCTTATAATCTTCACTGATTATTTTGACAAGTTTCCTTTTACGGATAATACTTGGAACAATTTTAAGTTTAGATTAATCACATGTCTTCAGCATGAGATAATTCACTACATGCAATATGATCGTAGAGACGATCAGTGGAGTTTCTACGTAGTCCCATATAAGAAAGCCCATAGCAAACGAAAGAATGAAGAGAGAAAATACCTCTCTGAATTTGATGAGATACAAGCATACGCTCACTGCGTATTGATGGACTTTAAACAACGTCGTCCGCATATGGACGTATCAAATCTACTAAGTCGCTGTAAAACACATAGAGACTCTAGAACTCTTCACTATATCTTAAAGACATTTGATTATGACTTTAAGAACAATGCTGCTATACCAAAGTTAATGCAACAGGTAATGAAATGGGAGCGTAAATATAATCGCCTTACATAAATCCATCTGATTATAAATAAGTGTATAATATTTTGTAGATGGGCGATTATGAAAGATTACCGACAATTAATTAGAGAGTTACCGAGCAAAACCATTGTTCTAGCCTGTGCTAAGTTTAATCCTCCAACTTCTGGACACGAACTTCTTATAAAGGCTGTCAAAACTGTAGCTGAGCAGAGAAATGCTAGTTACGCCATCTACGCATCCGATTTGAGCGATGCCAAAAAGAATCCTTTGTTAATCGAAAAGAAACTACAGTATTTAAACCTGTTGTTTCCGAACACCAATTTTATGCAATATTCAGATAATATTGCTGAGGTAGTTTCTACTCTAAAAGAAACATACAGAAATGTTATCGTAGTAACAAGCGCAGATAAAGTAGCTTCCATGAAGAAATCTCTGAAGGAAGCTACAGTTGTATCTGCTTATGAAAAAGATCCAGACGCTGATGATTCAACAAGAACCATGGCCACAAAAGGATTATACGAGGACTTTAAAAAGAATCTTCCATCAACAATTAGAGAGATAGATTCTCGTCGTTTAATGAATGACATTAGAGTTTCTTGTGGGCTTGAGCCAATCAAAGAAGAAATTAAATTAGTAAAAGATGAACTGCGTGAGAAGTATTTCCGTGGAGAAATCTTTAACGTAGGCGAACTTGTTGAGTCTGATGGTGAACAATATGAGATTGTTAAACGTGGGTCAAACCATTTGCTATTAAAAGAAAGAACAGGTAAACTTATTAGTAAGTGGATTCAAAATGTTAAATTAGTTGAAGAAAAGAAAACAAAAAGAAAACAACTAAAGACATTTAAATCTACTGTTAGAAATATGGCAGCAGTACCATGCCCAGTATGTAATGACATTCATGCTGGTGCTTGTCCACAAGACGGTAGAATGCCATTTGATCCTATGTCAAGTGTTGGAGTACAGAATGGATGAATTAAAAACAGCAATTAAAGTATTGCTGGCAAACGCAACAGTAATGTATTATAAGACTCATCAGTTCCATTGGAATGTTGAGGGAATAGAGTTCACTCAGTATCATACATTCTTTGAGGATATCTATACTGATGTATATGGTTCAATTGATCCAACTGCTGAACTGTTACGTAAGTTAGATGATTATACTCCAGTAAGTTTAGATGAGTTGTTTAAATATAAAACTCTCCAAGAAGAAACTACTCGCACTCCATTGTTATCTGACATCCTTGCAAGTTTAATCAAGGCGAACGAAGAAGTGCTAACCAGCCTAAATAAAGTGTTCGACCTTGCCACTAAAAATAAACAACAAGGTATTGCTAATTTTATAGCGGATAGAATTGATACGCACCAGAAACATGGTTGGTTCTTAAAAGTATCAGCAAAGAAAATAGGTTAAGAAATGTTATCCTTTAAAGATTATTTAAAAGAAGAAGACGAAGGTTCTAAACTAAAGCATATTCATCATGCTGAAGATAGACCATTACTACATGGTCATGCAGGATTTGAACATGCTCATGCTGCACTGATGGCTGCGCATGAGCATATGAAGTCTGGTGCAAAGTCAAACAAACTGACAATGAAGTATGATGGTTCACCATCAGTTGTATTTGGTCACCACCCACACAATGGTAAATTCTTTGTTGCTTCTAAATCAGCGTTCAATAAGAATCCAAAGATTAATCATACTCACGAAGATATTGAAAAGAACCATGGACATGCTCCAGGTCTTGCTGAGAAATTACATGCTGCTCTTGATCACCTACCTAAAGTTACACCAAAGAAAGGTGTATATCAAGGTGATATTATGCACACTCATGGTGACTTAAAAGAATCAAAGGTTTCTTTTACACCAAACACCATCACTTATACTGCGCACGGTAAAGAAGCAGATAAGATTAAGAAATCAAAGATTGGTGTAGTTGTTCATACCAAGTATGATGAAAAGGGTAACGCAACACCACACGTTGATCATGAAAACTTTAAACAACACCCTGATGTTCACCATCATGGCGCTGAACATGATACTTCTAAGATTCATTATTCAGATAAAGAACAAGGTGAATTCCATAAGCATATGGCAGCTGCCAAAGAGATTCATGACACTCATGGCAAGAAAATGTACAAAGCCACTGAGCGTCATCATGGCGATGGTGGTCACCTAGCAACTTACATTAACCATACTGTAAGACATGACGAGGTTCCTTCTGCTTCTGGTTTCCAAAAACATCTAACTGCTGAGCATGAAAAGAAAGCGCAGAAAGTAAAGACTCCTGCTGCTCAAGAAAAGAAACGCAGTGAAGGTGCTGAACACGTTGCCCACGTAGAAAAGAATAAACAACATTATGATAATATGTTGAGAATGCATCACCATTTACAGCAAGCCAAGAATACATTAGTTAAGAGTTTAGAATCACACGAAGGTGGTTACGAACACCATATCGAAGGTAAGAAATCTAAGCCAGAGGGATTCGTTATCAACCATGATCATGAGCCAACTAAACTAGTAAATCGTGCTGAGTTTGCTAAACAGAATCTATTAAAGGTTAGAAAATGAAATCTTTTAAGACATACATAAACGAAGAATTCTTCGACAACGATGATTTATTATTAGAAGCCAAAGACGACCCAACAAAGGTTGGTGGTGTTTCTAATAACACTAAAGGTGTATTGCACGAGATTCTAGTTGGCAAACATCTTAATGGTGGTAAACATATGACTCTCCACCCAAACGAGCATGGTGAAAGTCCTGAACAGGCTCACGATCGTTTGAAGAAACAAGTTCATCCAGAAGATTATAAAAAGATTGAAGCAAGAGCAAAGAGTGCTGCTTCTGATATCCATAAGAATCTACAAGCAAGCCATCCTGGGCATGAGATTAAACATGTTCATTGGACTTCTAAGCCAGGAGATACTGAAAAAGTAACTGGTGTTAAAGCATCTCAGAAAGAAGATTCTTCTGACCTTTATGTGACTACTCATCACAAGAAACAAGGTGAGATGCATCATGGTGTAAGTTTAAAAGTTAGCGATAAGTCTAGCAAGAACGTACCTTCTTCTTCACTTGGTATGAAGTCGAGTGGTGAAAAGGCTCATGACTTGTTCAAGGCTCACCAAGATAAAATTAAAAAAGCAAATCCAGAATTGGCTTCTATTAAGAAAGAACCACATCATGAGGATATTGCTTCTGCCAGAAAAGAGTGGGCTGAGAAGAACCCACAGAAACATGCAGAGATTAGAAAACAAAACCAAGAGTTACTAAAGAATGTTGCTCACCATCACGCTGCTGAGTTACAACATAAGTTAGATTCTGGCCAGCATGAACATGTTGTTAATCATATTCGTGATGTTCTTGCTGCTAAATCAACTCCTGCTGCTCAATCAGGTAAAGCAACTTTCCAGAAACATACTTCATATGAAACTGCAAAAGGTACACAACACCATACTGCAGATCCAGGTAAAGACTACGAACATTATCTAAAAGACCACAAGAAGATTACTGTAAAAGCAAGTGGTGGTTCTGTTCATTACTATCATGACGGTAAGAAGTTTGCTTCACAAGCACATAAATTTGATTCGCAAAGCGATCCATTATCAACAATTAAGAGCGCAGGGAAGGCAGTATGATTTCATTTAAAGCATATCTAGAAGAAGTTAAAAAAGATCCTTGTTGGAAAGGATATAAGATGCTCGGCATGAAGGAGAAGGGTGGAAAGTCTGTCCCTAATTGCGTGCCAGAAGAATCTGAAGTATGTCCTAAATGTGGAAAGTCGCCATGTGAGTGCGATAAAATAG